CATCTGGTTAGCTAGCTTTATATTTCTTATACCCCTTAGATCAATAGCATCTTCTAGGTCTATTGCTCCTTGTGTTATCGATGCTTGTATATTGTTTTCTAGCAATTGCTTCTCCTCTTCGTCTGGCGCTAGTTCTAATGAAATTCCAAAGTCAGATAAATGTAGCTCCGACATCTCTTTTAGTGTAGCGACGTTATGAACACCTACAGCTTGTATAAAAGCATCTCTGGTCGGAGAGTACTCTAGTATATCTGATATTCTCAATGATAAAGCCTCACAGGTCTCTGCTGTTAGAAATAAACCAGATTGCAATATGTGTCTTGTTGCGGTGTTCGAGTTCGCTGCTGCTATCTTTTGCACCCCAACTAACGACTTGGCATCTGGAGTGGATCCGTCAGAAGCCTCATTAAGACCAGTTACGTCTCTGATCATCTGTAGATAGTAATTATAGTTACCTATTAACGATTGTAATTTACCTCCAGCACCTGCTCCATTTGATATTTCTGTTATAGGTATTCTACCAGCATTTTGATCCCCATCTTGAGTGAATGACCTTCCGATAACAGATCCTGTTTGGAAGAACATGTTTAGTGCTTCTTGTGGGTTGTAATTAGTTCCATTACCTAGATCAATTTCCGCTAAGCCATCAGCATCTAAGTAAACACCATCTGGTACCATTCTAGATAATATTTGCTGTATCTTCAAGTGTGTCAGTTGGATCATGTCTGCGAATCCAGTAACTCTATTAACTAAAGAATCAATTCTTCCCTCGTACATTCTTGGGGCTACTATAGAGTAGTTCATTTTAACTTTAGTGTAATCACTTTTTGTGCGCATCATATTTTTAGCCATCTCCCACTTAAGTAACTTATCAGTACCTAGTATTATAGCGCCGTCATAAAGACACTCTATTGACCTTTGTAGTTTTGAGAAATTCCCTTCGTCTGACTCGGGTGGGTTAAACTTGTCATTTTTCTTTATAACTTTATCAGCACCACTACCCGTCTCTTTAACTTTGTAAACCTCATTCATATAGGTCTTGTAGTTAAAATACAAAACCTCTACCTTGTTATCATCGCTATCGTTACTAGTGTTACCGTAACGACCATTTCTAGAGTTACTTTTCTGTATTTCTTCTAAATCCTCATGTTCTAGGAATGGGAATTCTTTAGCTAGTTCATTTATAGGTATTGACTTAACTTCTCCAACATAGTATATATCCTCAAAGTATGGTGAATCAGAGTAAGAGTAAACTAAGTTAGCAGGGTCTACATATTCAACTTTAGCTCCCTCGGAAGTATTGTACGTTGTTTTTATAGCCCCAATCCCAATAACAGTTAAATCGTGAAAAAATCTCTTTTTAATCAACTCATACCTACTACCATCTAACAGCACGTTTATAGCTTGTTCATTAGCTATCTCAACAGCCTGCTTATAATCAAGCTGCATATGTAATTGTAATTCATCTTCGGAGTCAGGAAGACTTTCTGGTGGAGTTTCTGAGAGGTCTATGTTTAATTGAGCTTTTGTAGTTGCATCAAATTCTTTTAGTTTCATATCCTTCTGGATAGTCTCCATGTATTCTGTTCTCTTACTGACGCCGGCTGGGTCCTGCGAGTACGCTTTTATATCATACAATCTTTCAGCTACCCCGTTGACAACTATGTCTACAAACTTAGATATAATTGGTACAGGCTTCCAATCTAAATTAAGATAGGACAAATCACCGTTAATCGACAACTCATCCTTATATTTTTGAATAGACTGCTCTCCCCTAGCATACAGTCTTAAACTATGAAAATTATTTACACCATTACTATGTTTATTACCGCCTCTGCCAGAGTTAGAAAACCACTCTTGTTCTATTGCTCGCGCGACTTTTAAACCATACTCGTAGCTTATCTTCTCTGAATCGCTAACAACCTGGCTTGGGAAAAAATTATTTATACCATCTCTACCTCTCATATTATTTTTTGATTATTTTAGACGTACCGCCTGTATTTGAATATCTTGAGATATGCATGTTTAGTGGGGCTTTTACTATCTTAGCATTTGGCGCATACAAGTGTCTATTGTTAGCCATAATAGCTAAGCCAGAACTTATAGAAGCATCATGCTTTGTTCTTTTGTTTATATCGAATCTACTCCAATCATTCAGCAACTCATTAAAGTAAACATCCCCAAACGATCCATCTTGTTTTATACCGACGTGATCCTGTATATACATTTCAATCGCAGCGGCGTGGGCTTGTTTTATATCTTCACTTGAGTTGGGTATTCCACCAACCTCTTTTTCTGCTACAGATAATTTGTTCCATATCTTATCAGGCCTATTCATACTAAAACCTCTATATCCTCTTCGCCTTAAATAGTACAGTAGACGCGGTTTATTGTTCTCCGCTAATATAGGCATCCCGTAAAAAACTAAAGCCATTAGAACGTCCTCAAAGAACATCTCGGCTGTTGGTGGTCGTGACAAGTATTCACAAAAGAAACTGTTAGCGGGAGCGTCTTCCATACTAAACTTTGTTAAACCGTGTAAAGCGCCTTTAGATCCAACTCCGTCCACTGTTCCTGATATATCGTAACTATCACAACCAAAAGCGCCCATGTGAGAATTACCTGGATGTTTTATTCCGTTTTTAAGTACAACATTGTTTTGCAAGTGTTGAGGTGGAACCCAGCTAACCTTAAACCTGCCTTTTGGATTTGGGTAAAATATTACTTGAGAATCCTTAATACCGTTAACCCACTGAAAATTACCTCTAGTAATACCTAGTGTCCTAGACATTTCTTCGTTGTAATCTATTTGTTCGTATATCTTAACTAGATTAAATATACTTCCTTTAGTCTCGTCTCTAAACGCATGCTCTGTAGTTCTTGGAAACTGACGGTAGAATTCATTTAAAGCATCTGAATCTCCCTTTAAACCATCTACTTCGTTCTGCCAATTATCTATTACCCCAAAATCTATTAATTCACCGTCTGGTGCGAATCTATCGACATCAGGAGTAGTAAAAACTGGAGCTCCGTGCTCGTCAATAAATCCTTCATAGTTCCATTCCATTGGGATAAACAAAGAGTATAAACCAGACTTTGTCTGGCCATTCTTATTTCGTTTTGTGACATCTGAAGCATTGTATAGTTTTTTAAAATTCTCACCTCCCTTATCTAAAGCATTTGATGTTGATCCCATCATGCACTTACCAATAATCCTACTACCTAATCTTAAACATGTTTTTGTAACTCTCCAGTTGTTTAGTATGTTGTCTGGTCTCTCCCATTTACCACTTTCATCATGTACTAATAATGCTAACTTCTCACCATCATAACTATTGTCCCCAGTGTTCTTCCAGTCAATTGTTGTATCTAACCCCTGTATATCCTCGAGCTTTTCATTCGCCGTGATCTTCTTTCTAGTAAACTTACTAGCGGGTACACGATAAGCAAGCTCGGATTTTGGGCGATCCATACCATCTTGTATAGGTTTAAAGAAAAACGGATAGTTGATTGATATAGGTACAACTTTGTCGGTAAACATTTTTTTAGCATCAGCTCCTGATTTAGATAGTATTCCATATCTACTATCACTTGCAAGAGTGGCTAAGTTAACGGCTTCTGCAGAAGACATGAAAGAAAATCCAGATCTTCTGTTTTTAAGATAGCACATTCCATAGCATCTTTTGTCTGCTTTACAAGCTTCCCAAAATATAAAGAACAATCTATTTGCTTCTCTAAAGTCTGGAGCGCCTACATCTATCTTACTCCATTGTAAGTACATGTAGTGCGTACCGGTTATCCAGGTTGGTTTACCATTATTCATAAACCAGAATCCTTCTTCCCTTCTTCTAAATTCCTCGTCTATATAATCGTGCCATTTTTCTTTATTGCTTTCCGGGTAACTTCTCCAGTCAAATATGTTTTTTAAGCGCTCTAATTCTTTAGGTTGATCAAACCTAACCCATTTATCTTTCGCGTCCTTATATACGTTCTTAGGTGTTTTAGGTAGAGCTATTACTAGATCTTGTATTTGTATGATTTCTCCTATTTGCCCATCGCGAGAAAGGACTATTAAGTCTTGCTCTTTGTTATAACCATACTTCCACTTCTTTCCTTTGTTCATTCTTGAAATAGTGGTTTTCTTTATAGGCTCAACCGTCTTAACTAAATTTTGCTCGTACATTACTTAGATCTACCTTCTGCGAATCCTTTAAAAGCTTTTTCCTCTGTCTCTTCAGGTGCTTTTCCCTCGAGTAGGTTTTCTTCTTCTTGAATTCTGTTAAGTATCTCAAATGCGTCAAATATAGCTAGTTTTTTTGATGCCGCGGCGTTTTTCAGCTTGTCAGCTGTTAAGTCATCTTCAGAGTCAGTGACTATAGCTTCTTTTGCTACTTTAATTAACTCTTCAACTGCTTTGTGCCCAGCTTGGATTATACTCCTTTTCGTTTCCTTGATGTTCATATTTGATTGTAATAAAATTAGATAAAACTCGATATAGTCTCTCGCCATCAACGATAAACTCGTATTCACTACTTGGTCTAAAACCAACTAGATCGTTTACTTCAACTGTACCGTCAGAGTGTTTGACAATACCTTGTAAAGGTTTTTCGGATTCAATGTTAAATTGGTCTGTAGCTTTTATTGGTGCCACAAAACAATACCCCTTAGGGCAAATCCATTTGTCATCTCTTTTATATAAAAAGATTTGATCTTTAGTTATAAAGTAAGTTGATTCATTGAAATAGCTTCTGCTATTCTTTTCAATACCTTTAACGTTGTGCCATCTCCTGAAAACATTGTGATGTACTAAAACCGTATCACCGGGTTTTATTTCTGCGTGTCCCACTATTGGAGTAGATACAACTGTGGCTTCTCTATTAACAAACTGATGGTTGTAAATCTCAGTGTTTAATATTAGCTCTCCACCGTCTAGCTGTTTAGTGTTGTTGTATCTTTCTCCTTTTGGCGTTACAACAAAGTCGTAAACACTTTTCATTAGTACTGTAGATTATATTCTACTGATACAGCCATGTTTTTATTAAAATCTTTCCACGGTAAAACATCTTTACCTTTTTTAATATAAACAGAAAACTTATCTTTCTCCTCTAGTATGTCGCAGATAGTATGACCACCATACACTTCTTGCCCCACGGCATAGTGCATAGCGTCATTCTTATAGTCTTTACCTATAGATATTTTACGAATTAACTTCGACATCTCCCTTATAGTGTATTGTTCCGTCTTGAATATTAATCTCATCAACACCATAAGTGCTTTTGAGTTGTTTTCTTATAACTTCAAACTCATCTTGTGATACTGCTATTTGATGCATTTGGTTGTGCTGCCTAGAAGTTACTCTCCCAAGCTCTATGTATGCTTGGTTTAAATCGCTTACGGATTTTTGTAGCATTTTCAAATCTTCTTGTGTTACTCTCTCAGGTTTATCACTCTTTAGTTCTTTGATCTTTGCGTTTGTTCCTTTTGTTGCCATAATTTAATTTAATTTAGTTATTTAGTTATTTTTTGTTATGATATGTCTGTATCCCAACTAGCAGCTAAAGCGTTAGTGTATGCTAAGTTTCTGTTTTTGTATCCGTATACTACTTGTACACTAGTTCCTCCTAGTAATGCTCTCCAGTATCCAACTAGGTAAGTTAGATCTATGTCGTTGTATAAGCTATGTACGTTCACTTGTTGGGAACCACCATTAGCTAGTAAAGCAACTTGTGATGGTGATAGGTTTAGGTTCCAGTAAGAAATATCAGCCATATACCCATGGTAAGCTGTACCACCCTCTGTTTTTCCAAATAACAAGCTTTCACCAGTATCACCCACAACATCCACTGTTCCAGTCACACTGCAAATACCACTAGACTGGTCTGTGAGAGTTGTGGTTCCACCAGCGTCTGTAATGTACATTTTAAGCCCGTTACCATTATTTGTTCTTCCATCCCAAGTGCAACACACATGTTGCCAAACGCCTACTTCTAGTAACTGAGTTTCGTCCTCTATTATCTGAATGAAGTTTGAGTTTACATCATCATAAACCTTCCAATAAAGCTTGTTGTTACCCTCAGTACCTATCTCCCATTCTTTCCCATTGCTACTAGTACCACCTTTTGTAGCGTAAATTCTATTTGTTATATTACCGGTATCAGGTTTTATCCAAAAACTTACACTCATCGACTTTGTACCTGCGTTGGTCTGTGGCATAGTGTAGTAAGCGGCGTCCCCACCATCTAAAAACGAGTCGCCACCATGTTCCCCACCCATTTTAAAACTATAATTAACCATGTTAGTGGTTGTGTATGGTATGTTACCTTCTTGGCACGATGCTATTATCATGTCATTAACTGTTGCCGAATTGTAATTCGTACTGATGTCCCCGTCGGTCTGCTCTGTAAGAAGCGTCCAATAAGCATTAGAACCGCTCATTGTGTTTGGTCCAAATCTAAGTATTCTTGTTTCGTTTATTTTAGATAAAGTAGCCAAATCCTTACCAAGTGCAACATCTACCCCATTAAAATTATCATTAGTATCAGAGGGAGCAGCATCAGAGAAAATACAATTTAATCTAACCACACCTATCCTCCACGCGCCTTGGTTTGCATAATGCACATGAGATGATCCGTCTCCATCAGCAGCTATATTACCCCAAGTTGCTAGATCAGTTGGCTCCGCGCCTCCAATTCCATTACCAAGCGGTAGATTATTACCAGTGTTATTGTTTATTTTACTTAACTGGGTGGTGAACGTTGTTACGTTGTTGTTTTGAAAAACCTCCATTGAAGTTAGGAGAATCTCTCTAGCGTTACTTCCAGTTCCGTCTAATGATAACCTTTGAGCTGATGGTAAGCCTGTATACTCGCTTTTAGCAGAGTAATTCCAACTTGAAGCATTTAAAGTCTGCTCGTCAGCCAGCGTTAATGATAGCCTGTATATTTTAGCGGGATCTACCATTGTGTCAATCGTTGTAGCTATACTAGCTATACTGGATTTTACACTATTAATTATACCACCCATACTACCAGTGTAATCGACTATAAATGAAACGTCCATACCATCTGAACACGGTGGGCCTATATTAATGGCTCCACTCATGTAATAGCATGGCACTCCAATTCCTGTTGGAATTCCTAATCCAGTTACAAATGACATTAGTAACCGAAGTAACAGATTATACCTCCATCATCATCAGCTACAGCTAGCTTTACATCTGTCCATCTCCCGTATATTATTATACCAGTTGGAAATGCCTGTGTAGAAGTTATTGCTTTACCGCCATATCCAGAACTATGCAGTGATAAACCAGCTAAGCTTTGTGAACTTAAAGTTGTACCAGCCGCGTTGCTCGACACTTCAAAGTGAGTTGCATCTGTTATTGATACTATAGTAACTGGTTTACCCTCTATACCATCTCTAGGGTAATCAGCATCGCCAACGGAAATTACTTGCATACCAACTTTTATAGCTGACGAACCACCAACCCCAGCAGTGTTAGCTGTGTGAGTTATTGTTGTTCCAGATGAACTAGCTCCAGCGATAACACAATCACCAAGATCATTGGCAGCCGTACCTATACCAGCGAACTCAGGTAACGGTTGGTGAGCGTGTGAAGTTCCTGATGCACCTACAGCTTTCTTTTCTGCTGTAAGAACAGCCAAAGAGTTTGATGCTATAAACTGTACCGCTACAATTACTTTTCCGTGCGGGGCATATACATGCTCTACTAGATCAGTAAAGACGCTACCCATCTGTCCGAAGCCATAAGCGACTTCTGTTGAATTTATTCCCATAATTTTATTTTTTTACTTTTTCTAATGATCTACCGCCGAAATAAGCACCGATCACGGTTATTAATACTAATTGTAATAAATCTACCCACGAAGCTTTAACCTCAAAGGCTATAACTCCAGCATCAATAAATACTAACAGTATCGTAGATACTACTAGGAATATTAGAACTAGTGGTCTTATATTTTTACTTAGCCATGAATCGGAAGCCATATCCATTTTCCAGCGCTCAGTCACTTGCTTTTGCATCTCAGCCTCATAACTAGCTACAAGTTCTTTGATCTTCAACTCAGCCGCTAGCTTTTCATCTTTAGATGTATGTAGATTGTCTATAACTCCCCCAACGCTCTCTACGAGTTTAGCTGCTCCGCCGGATAGTAATTTAGTTAGAATACTCATTAGTGTTTACCTTTACAACCAGCCTTACCACAACCACACATCGGAGGTCCTGATTTACCTACTTTAAAAGGGTGTGTTGCATCATGATCTTCTTTA